GCAGTCATCAAGGCGTTCTGGCACATCGGCCAGCTGGTCAGTGAGGATCGTTTTGTTGGGTCCGGCACCGCCGGTTCCAAACAGCCGAAGTCGCTGATCGAAAAGATATACGATGGAGCCGGTGCAAAACGGCCCGTCGTCACCGCATGAGAAGGACCTGAACAATGGCGACTATCAATCAACTCCACCTCTCGCTGCTTGATGCAGCCAAAGTGCTGGACCCTGACGGGCCGGAAGGCAAGGTGGCCAGCGTCGTAGAGCTGCTCCAGCAGACCAACGAAATCCTTACGGATGCCGTGTGGGTGCAGGGGAATCTGCCTACCGGGCACCGCGTGACAGTGCGCACCGGTCTGCCTGAAGTCTACTGGACCTTGCTGAACCAAGGGGTGCCTCCAAGCAAGTCTCAGACGGCCCAAGTCGATGAAGGCTGCGCAATGCTCGAAGCGCTGTCTGAAGTCGACGCCCGCCTGCTGAAGCTGAATGCGAGCGCGGCCGGGGCTTTTCGTCTTATTGAGGACTCCGCTTTTCTGGAGGCGATGAACCAAGAGCAGGCGGAAACCATGTTCTACGGCTCGCCGTCGGACCCGGCGAAGTATGTGGGTCTTGCTACGCGCTACAGCTCCACAGCCGCGCCGAATGGCAAGAACATCCTGCTGGCCGGCGGTTCTGGTTCTGATAACTGCTCTATCTGGCTGGTAGGTTGGGGCTCGGGCACGACGCACGGTATTTTCCCGCAAGGGTCTACCGCCGGTTTTTCGGTTGTCGACTACGGCGAAGACTGGACTATCGACGCCCAAGGCGGCCGGTATCGTGTGGCTCGTACTCACTATGCGTGGCATTGCGGGTTGGTGGTGAGGGACTGGCGCTACAACGTGCGGATCGCGAACGTCGACATCAGCGATCTCCAGAACCTCTCCGGCACGCAGGCTCTGTCGGCTTCCACGAGCATCATCAAGCTGATGTCTCGGGCGATCGACCGCATTCCGTTCCGCAACATGGCCAAGCTGTGCTTCTACGCGCCGCGTGAAGTTCTGTCGCAACTGCGGCTGCTCGGCCTTGAGCGTAATCACGGGGTGTTGGCTGTGCAGCAGGCCATCAATCAGTTCGGCCAAACGATCGACACGCTTACCTTCTTGGGCGTGCCGGTGCGGGCGGTCGATGCCCTCCTCCTCAATGAAGCGCCTGTGGCGTAAGGAAAGGATTGAACAATGAGCATCATGGACGCTGAGAACCTGTTCTCCGACAAGCAGAATGTGTTCGGGAACGGCACGACCGTGGTTTCGACCGACAAGATTGATCTCGGCCAAGCCCGCGATATCGGGGCTGGTCAACCGGGTTATGTCGAGATCACGGTCACGACCGGCTTCGCCGGTGGCACATCGGCCAATTTTCAGCTGGTCGTGGCCGATAACCCGGCTATCACGGTGAATGTTACTCCGATTGCTCAGACGGGAGCTCGTCCGGTTGCTGAGCTTATCGCCTCCCGGCGATACGTGCTCACGATCCCGGAAATCAGCGTGCCGCCAACTGGGCGCCGCTATCTGGCTGTGCAGACGGTCAATGTGGGCAATAACACCGCGGGAGCCATTACCGCGGCCTACACCCGGAATCCGAGCACGGCGCACGGGAAGCTGTATCCTGCTGTGCAGCCGTTCGCATAAGGAGAGTGAGCCATGGCAACCTACAAGGTGGTATCCGAGAAGTACTGGACGGGCTACACGCTGGCTACCTACGGGGATGTCATCGAGCTTCCGCAGAGCGGCTTGAAGGGTACTTCTTTGGTTGAGATCAAGACCAAGGCCAAAGGCTCTCCCAAGGCTGGCTCCCAGACCGAGGATGTGTCTGAGGACGATCCGGGGTCTGACACTCTCGCCTGACGCCCTTTCCTCGCACGATAGCGTCATGGCGAACGGGGGAGGGCGGACGCTCTCCCCCGTCTTTTTTGGAGATGCATGATGGCGACCGCGATCGATATTTGTAACATGGCCCTGTCTCATTTGGGGCAGGACAGCCAAGTGGTGAACATCGAGCCGCCTGACCCGGACCCAATGTCCCGGCGGTGCGCCATCTTCTACCCTCAAGCACGAGACGAGGCCCTGCAATCAGCCAATTGGTCGTTCAACACTCGCCGGGCGCCGCTGGCTGAATTTTCGGATGTGCCTCTTTTTGGGTGGCGTAAAGCCTACGCCTTGCCGGCGGAATGCCTGCATGTGTCTGGTGTCTTTCCGCCCGACGCTTTTTCTGATCTTTCTCCGGTCTATCGAACTGATCCGTACGATTTGCAGCGACCGCTGCTTTCCGGCTACACTCCCCAGCCGTATGTCATCGAAGAGCGCAACGGCTCCCCTGTGCTATACACCAATGTGGAAGACGCGGTAGCGCTGTACAGGGCTAGGATCACGGATGCGACACGCTTTACCCCGCTCTTTTCAACGGCTGTCTCGTACCGGTTGGCGGCGTTTCTGGCTGGGCCGATTATTCGTGGGTCGGAAGGCGCCAATGCCGCCCAGCAGTATCTTGCAATCTATGCTGAATTTCTCAGCCGTGCTAGCGTCGTTGACGCCAACCAGAGCAACCGGGAAATGGTGATTGTTCCTTCACATATCAGGGCGCGCTTCTGATGGCTCGAAGCTTCAAGCGATCTTTCGCGGGGGGTATCGTTAGCCGCGAGTTCATTGGCAGGGTGGACGATGTAAAGTACCCGAATGCTTTGCTTGTCTGCGACAATTTCATAGTCAAACCTCACGGGCCGCTCGAAAACAGAGCGGGTTTTCGTTTGGTGCGAGAAGTCAAAGACAGCAGCAAGCACGTCCGTCTGGTTCCGTTCGTCTATAACGCGCAACAGTCTTTTGCGGTAGAGCTTGGAGATAACTACGCCAGATTTCATACAGATGGTGGCACTCTTATGGACGGGTCCAACCCGTACGAGATAACCACTTCATATAGTCATCTGGACTTGCCCACTCTCCGGTACACTCAATCAGCCGATGTTCTTACATTCACCTCTTTGAAGTACCCGCCTAGCGAGCTGCGTCGACTTGGCCCGCTGTCGTGGGACTTCTCGCCGATCGACTTCACGCCGCAGCTTCCGCCGCCGACGGGGTTGACGGCGGTAGAAGTGCAGCAAGGTCCGCAGCCAACTGAGCCTGAGCCGGAGACTTATTCGTACGTCGTCACCGCTATCGGTTCGAACGGTAGCGAAAGCCAAGCCAGTTCTCCTGCGACCGCAACCAGCGATCTTCTTGCGACGAACAACTACATTCAGCTGTCTTGGGAGCTGGTCGTTGGTGCGATACGATACCGGGTGTACAAAAGCCAGTACGGCGTGTTTGGCTTCATAGGCGAGACTGCGCAGCTTTCGTTTAGAGACACAGGTATCGCCCTCGATCCCAGCCGCACACCTATCACTCCAAACGACCCATTCGCTGGTCCCGGTAACTGGCCGCAAGCAGTCGGGTATGCTGACCAGCGCAGGTGGTTCGCGTCGACCGACAACAAGCCCCAGAGTATATTCGCCACGAAATCGGGCACCGAGAGCGACATGAGCTACTCTATCCCGTTCCAAGACAGCGATAGCCTTGAATTCCGGGTCGCTGCACGGGAGGCCGCCGCAGTAGAGCACATTTTGCCGCTTCAGGACTTGGTGTTTCTCACCAACAGCGGCGAATGGAGAATCACGTCTGGCGGAGAGGCTATTACGCCGCTGAATGTAGCGATTAGGCTTCGGCCCCAAAGTTTCATCGGTGCGAACGCCGCCCAGCCGGTGATCGTCAATAATGTTGGTGTGTTCGCCACGAATAGAGGCGGTCACGTCCGGCAGATCGGTTACAGCGACGAGCAAGGTGGGTTTGTCACTTCGGACCTGTCTCTTCGGGCCTTTGACCTGTTCGAGGGCTTGGAAATTGTAGACATGGCGTATACGAAGGCGCCAGTTCCTATTATCTGGTGCGTGTCGTCTGACGGCAGTCTTCTGGGACTGACCTATATTCCTGAGGAAGAAGTCTGGGCTTGGCATCGGCATACGACCGACGGGACGTTCGAAAGTGTCTGCGCCATTCCTGACGGCGAGTATGACGCGGTGTATGTGGTCGTCCGGCGGTTCATCAACGGCTCTTATCGCCGCTTTGTGGAGCGGATGGAGCAGCGTCGGATCACCAAAGAAGAGGACAATCTCTTTTTTGTAGACTGCGGGCTTAGCTACTCTGGGGAGCCTGCGACGGTTTTCTCTGGGCTTGGGCATCTGGAAGGCAAGGAGGTCGCCATTCTCGGCGACAATGGTGTCTTTCCACGGCAGACGGTGGTCGGGGGGCAGATCACGTTGCCTAGGCCAGCAAGTCGCGTGGTGATTGGGCTGCCCTATGTCTCGCGGGCGGTCACGGTGGACTTGGCAGTCGAGGCCGAAGCGTTCGGGCAAGGCCGGGTCAAGACGATCGGCAAGGTATTTCCAAAAGTGTATCGCTCCGGTGCCATCAAGATGGGCTCAGCGGGCTCTATGTTGACAGAGTACAGGCAGCGGACTTTCGAACCACCGGACGATCCCCCAGCGCTCTTCACAGGAGAGTTCGAGCTGGATATTTTTGGTGATTGGACCCGCGGCGCCAATCTGGAAATTGTTCAGGACCAACCATTGCCGGCGACGATTGTCGCTGTTACAATGGATGTGGGCTATGGCGGTTAACATAACCAGAGCTAAATTGTCTGACATCGTGGACCTGTACCCCAGACTGCGCACAGTTGACTACGATGAAGTGCGGGCGGCGAATGGTCCCATGGTAGCGTATACTCTGGTGCGTGGATTTGAGCTTTCGGATGAGTGCTGGGCTGCCCGATCGGAGAAGGGCGAGCTTCTGGCTGTATGGGGTACTGTCCCTTCGTCAGAGGGCGGGGTTATCTGGCTTTTGGGGACGGATGAGCTGGATCGCCACCGGGGTGCCCTCCTTCGGCTGGCAATGAAGTACGTAGCGAACATGCTTTTAACCTACGGTCGGTTGTACAACTATGTCGATGCGCGGAATGCCAAGGCTATCCGTTGGCTGGACAGGCTTGGCTTTACGATTTACCCAGCGGAGCCGAGAGGCTATGAAAACCTGCCGTTCCATCTGTTCGAGAAGTTGAGTGTGTAGCCCTAATCTCGCAGCTGCCGGAATGGGCGTTGGCGCGGGGATGGATTTCGTGGGCGCGATCGCTGGCGCTCGCTCCGAGAGGCGATCGCTGCGTTCGGCAGCTCGCATCGCTGACATCGGCGCCAGCATGGCGGATGAAGATGCCCGGCAGGCTCTTAGGATCGGGACTGTCCTTGCAGGGCGGCGGTTCGAAGAAGGGGCGCGCGTTCGTGGCCAGCAGGTTGCAGCCATGGGAGCGAACAATCTTGTCATTGGCGAGGGCTCCACGGCGCGCGTTTTGGCAACGACGGACTACGCTACCCAGCTCGATGTCGATACGATCATGGCCAATGCCTACCGGGAGGCGTTTGGCTTGCAGGTCGAAGGGATGAACCTTCGCGGGCAAGCGGCTGCCCAGCGAGCTACGGCTTCTGGTATAAGCCCGTTTTTGGCTGGCGCCACTTCAGCGCTCACGTCTGCCACGAAGATTGCGCCGGATATGTATAACTTGGTAAACAGCACCAAGCCGAATCCCATGGCTCCGAAAGATGCCTCCGAGGCCGGCTCCAAGAAGATCAAGCCGTTCCAGCGGATCAAGCTGTTCAAGAAGAGGGGTTGATGGCGCGGATTCCTGACAGCCCTGCTCCATCAGTTACGCCGCAGGCCGGCAGATTGCCGCGGGTAGAGCCTGTTTTTTCTCCCGGGCAGGCTTCCATTTCGGCCCGGCAAACACAGCAGGCCGGGCAGGCGCTTATTGGAGCGAGCCAGCAGGCCGGTATTATTGCTTTGGATATCAAGCGGCGCGCCAATGAGCTAAAAGTCATGGAAGCCGAGAATCGGCTTCGATCAGTGTTTCTCGATCTTATTTATGACAAGCAGACAGGTCTTGTCAATCAGACTGGTGAAAACGCTATCTACAATCCTGATCAATCGCCTCGATCTCTTGCTAATGAATATATTGCAAAGTTCGACGAAGAGTTTTCCAAAATTGGAGCTACTCTTAACAATAATCTTCAGCTAGAGGCATTCCAAGCCAAAGCGCAGTCTTTGCGCCAGTCTTTTGCTGAAACGGCTACTCGGCATGAATTGGCTGAATTCAGAAAATATCATGTTTCTGTAAGTGAGGGTGCTATTGCTCTGGCTGTGCGTGAGCTCATGCTAAACTATCATGATATTGAAGCAGTCAACAGGGCTCGTGGCGACATATATGCTGCTGTTCATGCTATAGGTGAAATAGCTGGCTGGTCGGCAAATGAAGTTACCGTAAGAGCGATGGCTTTTCTTAGCCCAGCTCATAAAGCAGTAGTGACCGCGGCTATTGAGCGTGGCGAGCTGGAGTTCGCGGAAAAATATCGTGAACAATTTGCAAAAGAGATTTCGGGTGAAGACACCATTGAGCTATCGCTTCTGTTCGATCGACAGGTTAATGTACAGCTAGCTTTCAAAGCTGTGGATGACGTGATGGGAATGGCTGTTGCTGCAAACACACCAACAGCGGTGCGTATGGATGTTATAGCCGATCTTGAGACCGGGTATTTGAAAAATGATCCTGCGGCTAGGTTGGTGGTTCGATCTCCCAAGGACGCAAGAGGCATATATCAGATAATGCCCGGCACTTTGAAAGAGGCCGCTAAGCTGGCCGGGGTCGAGTGGGATGAAAAGCGGTTTGAGACAGACGCTGAGTACCAGCAGCAGTTGGCTACCGCCTATTATGAGGCCAATGTCAAGCGATTTGGAAATCCTGTGATCGCAGCTGTCGCATACAATGCCGGTCCTAATCTGGTGCAAGATTGGATCGACGGAACCAATAAGACAGGCAAGAACCCGAATAAGGTGCGTTTGGGTCCGTTCTACGGTGACATCGAAGGATGGGTGTCGCGCATTCCGTTTTCAGAAACTCGCAAGTATGCTGAAGACTTCATGGCTAGGGTTTCGGAGAGACAGGGCGCCGGCACTCCGCCAGTCACGCTGGAAGATGCGCTTCTGAGGTTGCGGAACCATCCACTTTTGGCTAACAATCCGAAAAGACTTGAGATCGCTGAAAATCGACTGCGGTTTCTTTATGCTGCTCGTAAGGAATCAGAACAAGAACGTAGAGCTAAGAATATGGAAACTGTAATGGACATTGTGATTAGCTCCAAAGGCGACATGTCACAGGTACCTGTTTCTTTGATGAATGCTTTGTCACCAGCAGATAGATTAACGATAATGGATTTGTCTAACAAACTAATTAAACTTGGAGATGTTACTAAGCCTGAAGATTTTCTGGCCTTGCAAGAGCTTTTGATAGACCCTGAAAAGCTGCGCCAAACACCTGCGCGAGAAATCGCAATGTGGGGGGCCAGACTTTCCAGTAAAGACTTCGAGGATCTCAAGATGCAGTGGCGGGTTGTTAATGGAGCTGGTCCGCCTGATCCAAAGCTTGGTACGGTTCTTGACTATGCAGAGATCAACACAGTTTTCAATAACAAATTTGATCAAGAAATGCCTAAATATAATAAGAATAATCCAGAGCATGTTCAGCGGCGTGCAATTTTGCTTAGTCAAGTTCAGGAAAGAATACGCCAACATCAAATGAGGCTTAGAAGACAGTTGAATAGCGACGAGATCGCCAAGACTGTAGATGTGCTTTTTATGACTCCGTCTCGCTACTGGCGTAAATATCTTTGGAGCTCTGAGCAGCCAGAAAATCTTCAGGAAGAGCGTGTGGTTGATATGTGGGTGAGAAATATTCCTCCAGAGTTGCGTGAACAGATCAAAGAATATCTCAAGGCTAATGGCGTTTTGCCAACTGACGCTGCTATCTATAGAGAGTTCGTGCGCCGCAAATACTCGGCATTTGAGCGCGAATTAGCTCGTCCGGCTGAGAAGAACCAGAGGTGAGGAGACCGCACAACTATGGTCGCTAACATCAGCACTGGCCTGTTTCCGGATGAACAGCAGAGCGATCAAGAGCTCCGTGCTGCGCTGCTGCGCGGGGCCATTTTTGATGCGGCGGCCAAAAACCCTGACCAAATAGCAAAAGAGCGTAGGCTTGCTAGCGCCACAGGTTTGTCTCGCGAAACGGTGCGCTCCGATCCTAAATTGACGGAACAAGTTCTTCGATCCAATCTGCTCAACTACAGCATCCTTGCCTCTCAATCTCCGCGCACTGCTGACTTTCTTCTTCGGCAGGAAAATGCCGAAGTCGCGCATGATGATGTTGAAAATCTGTCTGTTATAGAGCGCACGCTGAAGGCTACGGTATACAGGGCCGCACGTATCGGTCTTGGTGCTTTTCTTGTTGGTGGCAAGGCCGGCTATGCGGTTGCAGATGCTCTGAAGACCGCGGGTCTGTATACACGCGAGGATAGTTCTGCAAGAAAAGAATTTTTCGATTTCGTCGAAACAAACCTTAAGAAAACCGGCAAGTTTGAGCCAAATGTAACTTGGGAAGATGTCAAGCGCGCTCCTTTGGCTTATGTTTTGCCGTTCATGCTGGAGCAATCTATAATATCAGCTGCTGATATGGCGCCTGCTCTTATTATGTGGGGCGTACCTTATGCTATCGCACGCATTGGAGAGCTTGCATTTGACAGAGCGCAAAACGACAAGCGCGATCTTTCGGAAATCACTTTTGGAGATTTTCTTGCAGCGACGCCGGCGGCTGTTGGCAACGCTATATTGGAGAGATTTGCTGCCCGAATATCCCTTGGGCTGGCGAAAG